CAGTTTCCAGAAATTCAATCAATTGCTGCTTATGGTGGAGAATCACTTGACCCACCACAGTTTGGTAAGGTTGCTATTTCAGTTTACTTAGGAGAAGGTAGAGAAGGATTATCTTCAACACTATCAAGTGCTTATATTTCTTTCCTAAGAGATAAAACACCAATTGCTATTGAACCAATCTTTATTGATTCAGAATTTATTTACGGTTGTGTTAATGTAAATGTTTATTTTGATCCTAAGATTACAAAGAAATCAGTTGGTGAATTAGAATTATTAGCAAGGAACGCAATTACTACTTATGCCACAAATAACCTTGATGATTTTAATACAACATTAAGAGTTTCAAAAATGAGTTCAGCAATTGATGGTGCTGAAACTAATGCATTCGTTAGTAACGAAGTTATGGCTTGTCCTTATATCATATATTCACCACCATTAAATGTTTCAGCAAGCCCTGCATTTAAATTCTTTGCAGAGCTTATTAAGCCATATCCGTTTAACCCTGCTAAAGGATTTACTGATTATAAACCGGCGGTTAAGAGTAGTGTATTCCAATATAATAACTTAGATTCTTTCTTCCAAGACGATGGTAATGGTAATATCCAAATTGTTACTTCAGATTTAGTTAACCCGCAGGTTGTAAATCCAGTTGCTGGTAATATTAACTACCAAACAGGCGAGATTAACTTAATTGGTTTCCAAACACAGGGTTATCAAGGTTCAGGTATTAGAGTAATGGTAACAACAGCCAAAGATGACATCAAGTCTCCAAGCGGTAGAATCTTTATTCTTGATGATAATGATGTTACTATTAACATGATAGAGGTCAAATAAAATGGCTGACAACCAAGTCACACTAGTTGAAAAAAATATTGCATTTAAAATAGCTCAGCAGTTTCCAGCTATATACCGTGAAAACGGTAAAGAACTTGTTGACATGGTTGAACAATATTATAGGTTTGTAGAAGATCAACCTAACATGGGTGTATATAACGCTCGAAGAATGTTTGAATACCGAGACATTGGAACTACCTTAGCTTCAATGATTGTATTCTATAAAAAGAAATATATGGCTGACCTTCCAGCTTTAGATGATGATGTTGTAAAATTCGTAATTAAAAACATTATGGATTTATACAGACGTAAAGGTACTGAGTCTGGTATTATACTTTTCTTTAGATTGTTTTTCCAAGATGATGTTTACGTAAGCTATCCATCTAAGTATATGTTTAAGCCTTCTGATTCTAATTGGAAGACCGGTACTTATCTTCAAATGTTTCCAAACAATAATAATTTCCTTGCACCTGATGGTGTTACTAGGTATGAGTATAAAGACCTTTTAAGTAGAAATATTATTGGTTCTATTTCAAAAGCAAAAGCTATTGTTGATAAAATTAACTTTGTATATTTAAATGGTACACTTACACCTATTATCTATATTACTGATCCAAAAGGTAAGTTTGAAAAGTACGATGATATTCTAACAAGAATTAATGGATCAGACATTGCGTTTGGTAAACTTAATGGTTCAGCAAGTTCACTTGATATTGACTTAGCTTATGGTGGTACTACCGGAAATAAGATTGGCGATATTCTTGGAATTGAAAGTGAGTACGGTGCAGGCGGTGAAGCTATTGTTACTGGATTACAAGACGAGTTTACTGGTACTGTTTCATATGATTTAGAAGACGGCGGTTTTGGATATACTATTTTAAATACAAAACTTTTAGTTTCAAATCAAGTTTTCATTTTAAATAACGCAAACACAGAATTTGTAGAACTAGAAGTTTTAACAGATACAGCTGGTAACCAAGGTACAGTAATTGGTCAGAATATTTCTGCCGTTGGTGTTAAAATGGAACCAGGAGATGAGTTTGATATTAGTAGAGATATCACGTCTGCTGCTCGAGGTGTAACATATACTGCATACGACCCAGTAACAAAAACAGGTGACATCTTTACAGTTGCTGGTAAAAACGATTCTTCACCAGGTCCATTATATGCTAATACCGGTGATCCAACTCATGTTAAGGTTGAAGAACTTACTAATATCGAAAACGTTTCTCTTATTACCGATGTAATTTCAAACTTCCTAAGTGTTCCATTAAACTCTTCAGATTTTAATACTGTACCGCCTGCGTTAATTCCAATGTCAGGTACTGCAAGCCCAGTTACTCTTGCAACACCAATGGATGAAGCCTTCGACTTAACACCATTTGATATTGGTACTATTGTTGCCTTTGAAAATGTTAACCCTGGATCTAATTATATTAACGATGTCTTTTCTCTAGTTAGAGATGAACAAATGATAGCGTTTGAAAGATTTGAACAGATTTTATTAGTTGATAATTTCAGTGCTAGCTTTACAATTGGCGATACAATTAACCAGCCACTTACTGGAACAACAGGTTTAATTACTAAAGTTGATGTTGACCTTGGCGCATTGTACGTGAGACCTTATAGCTATTATGGTTTTAAAACAGGCACAAATGATTTCTTTAATCACAAAGGAAACGCATATGATCTACTTGCAGTAGAAAGAGATTACACCTCAAGACGGTTTGGTGAAAACGCTATTATGGGTAACGAAACATTATTCTCTACTGGTAGAATTTCTGAAGCTGAAATAAGAAACTCTGGCTTTGGCTATATTGATGGTGAAACTGTTTATCTAATTAATGATGACGGTGAGCGTCAAGCAAAAGCTACTATGAATGCAGACTCTCAAGGTATTTCAGCAGGTTTCTGGAGTAGCTTAACATCTCATGTCAATGGATATACTAAAACACTTGCAGCCGATGGCGAAGATGTTTATTATGATCCAGATACTCGAGTACAAGATAGCGATTATTACCAAGAGTTTTCTTATGTTATTAAATCAACTATTGATAGCAAAAGATATGAAGAAGCGCTTAAGGATACTACGCACTTAGCAGGAACAAAAATGTTCAGTAGATTTTCTTATCAGAAAAAGACTGGACCAACAATATCTCACTTGTTTAGACAAGTCAGAAAAGACGATTATATTATCGGTGGCGATCCAATCGTTGGACCGGGCCAAGCAATTGGCGATCAAACAGTGAGAGCAGATAACGCGGTATGGACTTCAGATTCTACTAACTTTACTGTTGACAATTCGTAATAAATAGTATATAAACACAGGAGCTTAATAACATGGCAAAACAGGTAATTAATGTTGGAGCCGCAGCTAACGACGGTACTGGTGATCCACTTAGAACCGCCATGCAAAAAGTTAATTTAAACTTTACCGAATTGTACGATGCAGACGACGCAGCATTTGGTGGAAGTTACGAGGATTTAACAGACAAGCCAGATATTCCATCTGACCTTACAGATCTCGGTATTACAGACGGCAATGCGGGCCAATTTCTTTCAACCGATGGATCAGGAAACTTTTCATTCGCAAACACTGGTAGTGGTGGTGGTGCAGTATATACAAACGCAAACGTAGACGCTCATCTTAACATAAGTGCAGCAGGAAACAACGAAGTATTAGCATGGTCTGGTACAGATTACGAATGGGTAGAGCAAGCGTCAGGTGGCGGTGGTCTATCAAATAACGCTATTATTAATTTAGTTACCGGCGCTGACCTTGATATGGGTGGCAATAAGGTATTATTCAATAACGTATATTCAGTAATTGGAGACCTTCCAAGTGCAAGTAGTTATCATGGTATGTTCGCACACGTACATGATACTGGTAAAGCATATTACGCGCATAGTGGTGCATGGGTTCGCCTAGCAAACTTTGATGAAATTGGCTCGGGTGGCGGTGGTTCAAATACGTCAACATTTGCAGAATTAACTGAAGTAGATTCTGCTGACTTAGATGTACATGACATCGGTGTTCAAGCTAAAACAACTCATGTAATGACACCAAATGGTTCTTCAGCATATCGTTCAGACATTTATGGAACATCTGATAATCCAACAATCCACGTAAGAGCTGGTGAAACAATTGCGTTTGACTTAACAAGTGTAACGAGTTCTCATCCATTCCAAATTGAAACAGCAGGTGGCTCAGCTTATAGTACAGGTTTAGTACATATTGCACCGGATGGTACTAAAACTACTGCAGCAAATGCTCAAGGTAAAACCTCTGGTACATTGTATTGGAAAGTTCCAGGATCAATTAGTGGTACTTATAAGTATGTTTGTACTGCTCATGCGGCAATGATTGGTGATATTGAAATTGAAGCTGCAGCAGGTGCCGGTGGTGGTTCAAGTCTACAATCAAGAACTGACGTAACAGCAACTACAGGTACATTAGCAAATAATGCTGCAGCTGACTTAAGCATTACAGGTTTTAAAGGTTATGCATTAATGGCCATTGAAACTAATAAAGCTGCTTGGGTAAGAATATATGTTAATGGTGCTACAAGAACCGCTGATGCGAGCAGATTAGATACTGCTGATCCTTTACCAGATGCAGGTGTGATTGCTGAAGTTATTACAACTGGTGCTGAAACAGTAATTGTTTCGCCTGGTACAATTGGTTATAGCCTAGAGTCTACACCAAATACTACTATCCCGCTAAGAGTAGAAAATAGGTCAGGCTCAACAGGTACAGTACAAGTCACCCTTACCGTACTTCAATTGGAGGCTTAATAAATGCTCAGAGAGTGGATTGTTACTCTTCATAAACGCGAAGACCTTGAAGGTTTCTATGAAGATATGGAAACGCCGGGCGGTAACTTGTTCATTCCAGATCGAGCAGTTGAAGTATCTAATAAAAGACCAATTAGTCGCAATACTCACTATATGCTTACCGATGATGAAGTTGAATTAATTAAATCTGATGATAGAGTTTGGGGTGTTGATTTAAGAGAATTAGTTGAACTAAGTATTAAACCATCTTATAAAATTACAAATGGTGAGTTTGATAAAAACTGGTTTACCGATGCTTCAGATATTAACTGGGGTTTGCTTAGACATAGTGAAGCATTGAATAGATCAAATTGGGGTGCAGACGGTTCTTCACTTATAATTGACACATTAGCTATCACAGCATCGGGTAAGAATGTTGATGTTATTATTGTGGACGGGCATATTGATCCAGCCCATCCAGAGTTTGCAGTAAATTCAGATGGCTCGGGTGGTAGTAGAATTATTCAAGAAAACTGGTTCTCACATGGTGGCTCAGGCACTTATACATATGATCGTTCAGGTTCATATACAAATGCTACAGATGAAAGTGATAACAACCACGGCTGCCACTGTGCAGGAACTGTAGCAGGGAATACTCAAGGCTGGGCACGGGATGCTAACATCTATAACATTAGTCCGTATAGCTCAAATCCAAATGGTAGCATTGGTTCTACTATGTGGGATTATATGAGACAATGGCATAATACAAAACCAATTAACCCAGATACAGGCAGACGTAATCCTACGGTAACAAATAATAGTTATGGCTCATCTCTTGAAATTGGAACAGGTTCTTTTGGAGATGTAGATAGAATTAATTTCCGTGGAACTGATTTTAATCCAGGTCGTAGTTTAACTCAATCTGAATTACAAGCTCGTGGATGTTATGCTCCAAATTCAAATTTAGAAATGGATATTCCATACTATACAACATCACGTCAAGCTGACTTGCAAGATGCAATTGATGATGGTATTATTATCGTAGTTTCAGCTGGTAACGATTATTGGAAAACAGTAAATACATCAGACCAAGATTATAATAATACGTATAGAATTCCATATTCAGGTACTACAATAACTACATGGCTTCACCGAGGAACTGGCTCAGGTGCTGGTTATGGGCCAACTATTAACGTTGGAGCCCTATCAAATAATGTAGGAGAAGAAAAAGCTCCGTTTTCTAACGTTGGAAGTCAAATAGACATTTTTGCAGCAGGTGAAGCAATTCAAAGTTCACTTCACTCAGGCGGTATTGCTGATCCTAGAAATAGTAGCTATCAATTTGGTAAATACCAAGGAACAAGTATGGCAGGACCTCAGGTTGCTGGCGTAGCAGCTCTTCTCGTTGAGCAATGGCCAAACGCCACAAATACTGAAATTAAAGCCTGGATCCAAGAAAATGCAATTATAGATGAAATGGTAGATACAGGAAACGACGATCCTATGGATATGTTAAGCTTGCAGGGTGCTGAAAATAGAATGCTGCGTTGGATTAATCAAAGAGTAGAGACAGGTAATTCATTTCCTAAAAAGAATTTTGCGAATAGACCAGCTGATGGTTTAACTTATCCTCGCACAAGAATCAGGAGACGGGGTTAAATGCATATAAATATTATAAAATTGAAGGTGTTCCATGGCTGAAGTATTAGCAACAAAATTAAAAAACGATACAGTTCGTATGTTTCGCGATGATATCGCAAACAACGATTATTACTTTTGTGTATCGTCAATTTCAATAGATGCTCTTACTAGAGTTGATGCCGTAAACTCTTTTAAAAGCAAAACTGAGTTTAAAGAAAATATTTTATTCGGTAAACAATGTTTTGATTCCGACGTAAAGTATATGATTAAATATCATCCTTGGCAAAAAGACCAAGTATACGAACAATACGATGATACCGTTGATTTAGAAAACGAAAAATTCTATTCCGTTGTTGGTCCTACTAATAACGATTCCGGTGATTATCGAGTTTATAAATGCTTATCAAATAATAATGGTGCACAATCAGCTAACCCACCAAACTATAACCCAGTTACTGTAAATCAAATTTATAGAATGCCAGATGGATATGTTTGGAAGTTTATGTATTATTTGACTGAGTCAGAATTTGAAGGCTACAATGCTGTAGGATATATTCCTTTAATGGGAGACTTTGCAGTTGATCCTCAACTCGATTCGGATGCAAATAATGTTATAACAGGTTCAGAAGTTAGTAATATTTTTGTTAACAACCCTGTTGATAACGCAGGCTATCCTTTTGTTGAAAGCGGTATTGTTGCTGGCCCTCCAGGTAATGATAGTACTGTGCTTCTTAGATCTAATTTCTTATCTGAAATTGGAAACTATTATTCAGGTATGACGCTCTATGTTAATACACCTACAAACGTAACTTACACATATGTAATTGATACTTATACGTGGGATGCTGTTGCTGATAGAGCAAGAGTTAAAGTAATTGGTAATCCAAGCGGAGACGGAGTTATTATTAACTCAACATTTAAAATTCTACCGACTGTTAACATTATCGGAGACGGATCAGGTGCCACAGCAATTCCAAGAATTGTAGAGGGAAATATTACAAACATTGAAATATTAACTCCTGGCCAAGGCTATAATAATATTAGTGCATCCATTGTTGATCCTAACTATGATTTTGATCCAGACGATGCAAACTCCATTGATGTAAGAGCTACATTAAGACCAGTTCTTTCGCCAATTGGTGGTCATAATTATAACTTAATTGATGAACTTTATTGTAGACATGTATTGCTTTATGCATATATTACAGAAACTGATAATAACCAAATCGGTGCTTCCAATTCTACATCAGCTGTTGGTGTACTTAAAAATCCAACGTTTACACCAGATCCTGTAACAGCAAACACAGCTTCGCCTGATGTATTTGATAATAGAATTGAGATAATTACAGATGATTATGGAAAATTAGTAGTCAATAGTATTGTAACACAAGAAGATTTAGATGGTAACGAGTTGTTTAGAGCTCGAGTACACGCAATTCAAGCTTCATCAAACACAGTTCATTTGTGCAGTTATATGGGACCTCATATTAACCAAGCAAATAATGATATATCACTCGACCCATCGTTGAATTTAATTAATTCTACCGGGCAAAAAATTTCGATAAATAGTCCAGTAGCTAATAATGTAATTGAATCAAGATACACTCAACGGTCAGGTGAAGTATACTTTATGGAAGACTTCTTTCCAATTGATAGACAAACCACCTCACGTGAAGAATACAAGCTGGTCTTAGAATTTTAAGGAAACTCAAATAGATGCCTATTAACACAGACTTAAACATTGCCCCATACTTCGACGATTTTGATGTCGAGAAACAGTTTTATAAGATCCTGTTTAAACCAGCTTATGCGGTTCAAGCAAGAGAGCTTACACAGCTACAAACAATTCTTCAAAACCAAGTTGAACAATTTGGAGATAATATCTATCAAGAAGGTAGTATTATTAAAGGTTGTAACTTTACAAACTTGGATGGTTTACAATTCGTTAAACTAGTTGATAAAACAGGTTTTGATGTAGAAACATTTATCAGTGGTCCAAGCACCGAAGTTATTAATGGCGTTGACACACCTATTGATGTTGTTTATGAATTAGTAGGTGGTGTTACA